TGAAAATGTTATAATTGAGAGAGGACATTGGATGGTTGAAAATAGAAATAAAATAACTGAAAAATTTTTAAGTGAATATAAAGAAGACTATTTAATTTTTCTTGATAGTGATGTAGTTCCAAAAATGGAATGGATAGAAATGGCGATTCAAAGTAAATTAAAAGTTATCAGTATTCCTTATCCTATTAAAAAAGAAAATGGTTTGTTTGTAACTTGTTTAAATACAAAAATTAATAAATGGTACACATATAAAGAATATCGAAAATTAGTTATAAAAGGAAAATATAAATTTCAAGAAACACAAATTACTGGAGCTGGCTGTTTAATAGTTCATAAAAATGTTTTAAAAAAGATAAAAGAACCAAAATGGGAATATCCACCTGAAGGATTTTCTACCGGAGAAGATGTATTATTTTGTTATAAAATGTGCAAAATAGGATTTAGAATTTATTCTTTAGTAGGAGCAATTTGTAGTCATTATAAAGGAAATATAGATTTATCTAAATTTGATTTAATTGAAGAAAAAGAAATTAAACAAATTCCAAAAATTATTCATCAGTTGTGGATTGGTAGTAAAAAGATTCCTTATAAAAAATATCGTGAATCAATTAGAAAATTTCATCCGAAATGGAAATATATTTTATGGGATGAAAAAAGATTATTGAAAGAAAAAATGATTTCAAAAGAATTATTCAATTATCTTATTAAAAATCCTAAAGAATTACCAAAGAAAAAAATTTTAAAATGTCATCAAATGAGAATAAAAAGAGATCCTTTTTTGAAAGTTTCAGATATTTGTAGATATAATATTCTTAAAAAATATGGAGGAGTTTATGTTGATTGTGATATAATTTGTTTGAAACCTTTAGATGATCTTTTAGATAATGAATTTTTTGCAGCATTTGAAGGAGAAGAAAGAGCAAGTGGATTAATTGGAAATGCAGTTATAGGAAGTATTATAGGACATCAAGCAATGGTTGGCTGTTCTAGTCAAATAAATAAAATTAAAAAAGAAGAAATAGCAACAGGAGAAGCTTGGAGAGTTACAGGTCCGTGTTTATTAACAAAAGAACTTGCTAAATGTGAAAATATAACTGTCTTTAGTAATAAGATTTTTTTTCCAATTCCTTTTGAATCACAAGTTCAAGAAAAATTAAAAAATATCAAAAGTAAATTTTTTAAGGATAGTTATTTGATACATCCTTGGGGGTTAGAATATGAAAACTGAAATATTAAATCATTTCTCTGAAAATTTTTTAACAAGAGTAAACCCATCACAAATACATGGAGTAGGACTTTTTGCTATAAAAGATATTCCTGAAGGAACAGAGTTATTTAAAGATTTTGGAAATAAAGAAATTGTTATTATTTTATTAGATAATGAAGATATGAATATTCTTACTGCAGAACAAATAAGTGCTTTAAAAAAAGGTTTTTGGGAGTATGATGAAAAATGGCAAGTAAAAATATATCCATATGAAGGAAAAGCTTCTAGAAGATATTTGAATTATTCAGAAAATAATTTTAATTGTACGCTTATAAATAATGTAGATATTACGACAAAAGATATAAAATGCGGTGAAGAAATATTAAGAGATTTATATGCACCGGTTCCAACACAGATAGTTAGTTAAAATGGAAATCATAATTCAAATAGATGAAAGATGGTACGAAAAAGATTTTGTTATTTTTATAAATAGTTTGTTTAAAGAAACTAAAGTAAATAAAAAGATTATTTTTATTGTTAAAAAAGATACAAGTTATGCAGTGAAAAATCAAATTAAAAGAATTATAGAAAAAGGTAATGCAATAAAAGTTAAAAATTTGAAAGAAGCAAAGTCAATTGTAAGAGAAGATATTATTCTTCAGATTATTTCGCCAATTTTATTTTATTATAATTGGGATATACAAATGTTGAAAGCAATTGAAAAGTTAGGAACAAATTATAATTATGTACCTTCTTTCGTTAATCATTTTGGAGAGCAATTATCTATTTTAGATAAAGTATATCCAGATAATATTTTATTCGATTTAGATTATTCGAGAGATCCAATGAAAAAGCAAAATATTAATTGGTTTAATAAATTATGTAAATTACAATATAAAGAAATAGAAAAATATTTTGATTGGATAAAAATATTTACTTCAAAAACAATGGAGGAAAAACCAACTATATGTATATTATCATGTGCAGTTGCAATGTTAAAAAGATAAATTTGAAATAGAAAAAATGGTAGACTTTATATTACTAGAAGATGGAGATTATCTTCTTCAGGAAACTGGCGATAAATTAATGTTAGAAATACAATCTTTTCTAGAATCTTTATCAGATTCAATTACATTTTCTGATACTCTAGTTTCATCAGCAATACATGTATTTCTAGAAGAACTAGCGGATTCTATTTCTTTTTCAGATAATTTATCTAGAAATGCTACATTTTCCAGAACACCATCAGAGACTTTAAATATAACAGATAGTTTATCTCGATTTGCAACACATCTTAAAACTCTAGACGATTCAATTTCTATCAATGATAATTTATCTCGTTCATCTATATTTAATAGAGATATGACCGATACTATTTCTATGTCTGATGATTTAATATTAAATATACTATTCAATTTGAGTGATTCTATTTCATTTTCAGATAGTCTATCGAAAAATGTTGATTTTACAAAGGAACCTAGTGAGTCATTTTCTCTAGGCGATGTTCTATCTAGAAATGTTGAGTTTAGTAAACCACTAGATGATTCATTTTCTATGAGCGATAGTTTATCGAGATCTACAGAGTTTAATAAAATTCTAGATGACACAATAACATTAACAGATAGTATATCTAGATCAGCCAAATTTATAAGAATTCCTTCTGATACACTTGCTTTATCAGATAATTTATCTAAAACAGCGAACTTTATTTTATCATTAGCTGATACTGTTAATTTATCGGATACCTTATCATTAACTTTACTGGGATTAATAGTTTCTAGAACTCTTAAATTATTAGCTGGAATAAATCATTTCAATATCAATACATTAACTAATGAATTTATATTTAAAACATCAGATTCAGATATAATCTTAAAGGAGGTAGAAATTTAAATGGTACAAATTTTTAGAATTAAAAAAAATGACACTAAGCCATCAATAGCAGCAACACTTCAGAATAGCGACGGAACTGCTATAAATTTGAATGGAGCGACAGATGTACATTTTAATATAGGAAACTTACAATATGCTCCATTAGCGTCAGGTGCTGCTGTAATTACTGGTAGTTCAACTGGTCAAGTACAATATAACTGGACTGGTTCAACAGATACTGGAAGCGTTGGAACATGGTTTGGAGAATTTCAAGTTAGTTGGAGTGCTGGAAGTATTTTAACATTACCAAATGATCACGATTTAAAAATAATCGTATTTGAAGATTATAATTAAAAATATAATAAAATATTATTAATATGGCAATTAGTGTGAAAGTTTCTGGTCTAGGAAAAACAATAAATCGCCTTAGAATAACTCCTAAATTTATTAGAAGGGGTCTTGCTAAAGGAATGAAAGAATCAGGTGTGTTAATGAAAAATGAAATACGAGAATCAATACGTGGTAATAAAGCAGAAAAGAGGTCTGTAGATACAGGAAGATTTTTAAATTCTATAGATATTCGACAAGATATTGATTCTGTTTCTATATTTTCAGATGTAGAACATTCAATTTATTTAGAATTTGGGGTGAAAGGTAAATTCGATGAAAGAAGACACTTTAGAAATTCTCTATCTCGTAATAGAACTGCAATCATAAAAAATATAATCGATAGTATTAAGTCAGAAATATAAAAAACTATATAGAACAAATTTAATCATTTATAAATCATACATATTTTTATTTAATATTATATCAATTAACAAGCGAGTTAATTGAAAAAAGATCCAAGCGAGGAAAAAGAAAATGGCAATAACGCCTGCAGAATATATTAGCAACACAGTTCTATTTGTTAGAAATCTCATCAAAGATAATATCGTAGATCCAGAGTCTAGAACTTCTGGGTTCGTAATGACTTCTTTCCCTAAAAGAAAAATCGTGTATCCAGTTATCACAGTTAAAGTCTCTTCAAGTGGTGCAGTAAAATTAGGAATGCAATCTGAAATTTCACAAGCAACAATAGTTATTGAAATAGATGTTTTTGCTAAAAATGCAAAACAATCAGATGAATTAACTCAAGAAGTTATCGAAGTTCTTAGGACTAACCAATTAGGAACTGGTTCAACAAATGCGAATGATATTCATGGATTTCAAATGACTTCATTAGTACCAGTTGTTTTCACAGAAAATACTCAAACAATTCACAGAAAAAATATGACATTTTCATATTTCGTGATATTGAGTTGATAAAAAAGAAAATGAGAAAAGAAATAAAAGACAAAAGAAAAATACCATGGTGGATAAAAAAAGGAGTTGAAAATCCATCTAAAACTCAAAAAGTTAAAGAAAAAATTAGTAAAGCAAATACTGGAAAAAATCTTGGAGAAAATAATCCAGCAAAAAGAATTGAAGTTAGAAAAAAAATAAGTAAAGCTAATAAAGGATTAATAAAATCAAAAGAACATAGACAAAAAATAAGTGAATCTAAAAAAGTAAAAGTCGGCATAGAAAAATTAAAAAAATTAATAAATAAAAATTTATATTGTAATGAAATATCTAAAATATTAAATATAAGTCCTGCTATTATTAGAAGAAGATGTCAAGAATATAAATTACAATTAAAAAAAGATACAAGAAAAAATATAAATCGCATTCAAACTAAAGAAACTTGTGAAAAAGTTAGTAATTCATTAAAAGAAAGTTACCAAACTGGAAGAATACAAATATCAGGTTGCGCTAAATTATCGAAAGAAAGTGACTTTAGTAAAGGAAAAAATAATCCTATGTGGAAAGATGGAAAGTCATTTGAAGAGTATACAGAAAAATGGACAAATGTGTTAAAAGAAACAATTAGAATACGAGATAATAAAATTTGCCAAATTTGTAATACATTACAAAATAATAAAAAAAGTTTATGTGTTCATCACATAGATTATGATAAAAAGAATTGTGACGAAAATAATTTAATTGGTTTATGTAGAAGTTGTCATACTAAAACTAATGTAAGAAGAGAATATTGGGAATGGCAACTTAAAGTATTTATGAATTTGTTTAATGGAAGTAATCATGAATTAAATATGAAATATAATAATCAAATTAAATTAAAAGGAGGAAAAATTTAAATGGGAATTTACGTAGGGGCAGATTCACAAGTTTTATTTTTTTACGACAGCGGAAATTATGCAGTTCCAAGCGGGACAAGCGGTAATTGGCCGGGACTTGTGCAAACGCATGATAACACTTCGTCAGTTAATTACATCGAAGAAAGATTTGTAGGAACTAATAGTCGAAACGTTGGACAATATATTAATTCAACAAAAGATTATGACGGTACTTTGTCGTATCATCCACAAGAATGGAGACTGTTAGGTTTTGCTTTTGGTTCTATAATAGATGCTGGAAGCCCAAGTCCATACACACATACTCTAATTGAAGCTAATAGCGATGATCAATGGGTAGCTACTTCAGGGACTTTAAACCCTTTTGCAAGTATAACTATTCAAGATGTTCAAAGAGCCGCATCAGACGGAAATCATTTGGTTAGAACTTATAAAGGTGCAACAGTTGATAGTATTTCAATTAGTGCAACAGAAGGTGAACCAGTGACTTGTGAAGTGAATTATAAAGCACAAAGTGTTGAAGTTGGAAGTAAGACTACAGATATAAGTAACATCTTAGATAAAGATGATACAAGACCATATATTTTCAGTGATGTATTAATACATCTAGAAAGTGGAAATACAATGGATCAAGTATTGGATTTTACATGGACTTTAAATAATAATTTAGCAACTAAACATTATTTAAATGGAAGTAAAGTAGCAGCAGCACAAATACCAGAAAATAGAGATTATGGTCTGGATATAACTTTAGACGCGACTTCAGAAAGAGCAAAAGAATTATATGACCAATACTTTCAAGGTGGAAGTACATTTAATACTATGCTTGAAATTACTCAAACTGCAGGTAGCGAACAAGTATTCATTATTATGAGTGGTTGTAATGTTACAGACATGAGTACACCAACACCAGCTGAAGGAGTAATTGAATATAGTGCAACTATCAGACCAGCTAATGCTATTGCTAATGTTATTGACTTAAAACAATTTTATAACTTTGGGTCAGTAGCTTAATTATTAAGTTAGTTAAGTTGAACAGTTAAATTTTTAATATAGGATTATTAATCTTATACTTAATTATAATTAGAAGGAGGTTTTAATAGATGGAAAAAGAAATAACAATTAATGAAAAAACTTATTGTATTAAAGAAATAAAATACAAAGAGTTAACATCAATGGGAGATCTCTCTAAAGAAGAGTCTGCAAAAAAGTTGATGATGTTATCAGCTGGAATTACAGAAGAAGAATATGACAATCTTAGTTTGCAAGTAGGTATAAAGATACAAAAAGTAGTTAATGAAATTAATGGATTAACAGATTTTTAATAACCTCCAGTTTAATGAATGAACTTACAATATGTGACCATTTTAAATGGACATTAGAATATTTAAGGACATTAACAATTGTAGAATATAAGCATGTTTTAAGATATTTAAAAAAATTAGGAGATGAACAAAAAAAAGCTATGCGTAAAGCAAAATCTAAAAGAAGATAATGGTAAGTAGTTTATTAGCAGGTGCGGCAGGCGGAGCAACAGTCGGTATAATCATAAAAGCATTCGACGAATTTACTCCAACTCTTACTAAAGCCGAAAAACAATTATTAGCTGTAGGGACAGCAGTAACAGCAGTTGGAATTGCTGGGGCCGTAGCAATAGGTGGTCTAGTAAAACTAGCAGGTCAATTTGAACAAACACAAATAGCATTTTCAACTATGTTAGGAAGTGCAGAAGAAGCTAATAAATTATTAAAAGAATTAGCAGATTTTGCGGCAAAAACACCTTTCACTATTCCTGGAATTGAAGCATCATCTAAGCAATTATTAGCAATGGGGATAGAACTTGATAAACTTCTTCCAACATTAAAATCATTAGGTGATATATCGGCAGGACTAAATGTACCTTTAGATAGATTAGCATTAAATTTTGGACAAGTAAGAGTACAAGGTAAATTGACAGGTAGAGAATTGAGAGATTTTTCAGTTGCTGGTGTTCCATTAATAGCTGAATTAGCTAAAAATCTAAATATAGCAGAAGCAGAAGTTAAAGAAATGGTTTCTGCTGGTGAAATTGGATTTAAAGAAGTAGAAGATGCGTTTACTTCTATGACGTCAGAAGGTGGTAAATTTTTTGATCTAATGGATGCACAAAGTAAAACATTTTTAGGTCAAGTTAGTAATATTCAAGATAGTTTTATTAAACTAGGAAGGGAAATGGGACAGGTATTTTTACCCGCAGCTAAAAAAGTTGCAGAAAAACTAGCTTCGATTGTAGGTTGGCTTGAAGAACATCCAACAGTTGCTACATTCGTTGCGGTATTTTTAGGTTTAGTCACTGCAGTAACTCTTATTGGTGGACCTCTTCTTTTAATAATTGCTTTATTACCAGCATTGATAGCTGGATTTGGGACATTATCTGCTGTTACACTTCCTATGACATTAACAGTTTTAGCAATTGCTGCTGCAATAGTAGCATTAATTGCAGTTGCAGTATTATTGTGGAAACATTGGGAAACACTAGGGACAAAGACTAAAATATTGATTGGAATCTTTTTACCATTTATTGCAATTCCAATTGCAATCGCAAAAAATTGGGATGATTTAAAAATTACAATGGCAGAAATTTGGAATTCAATTGTTTCTATAAGCGAAAAAGGTATTAATGCAGTTATTTTCTTAGTAAATAAAATGATTGATGCATTTAATGCTGTATCTAGTCTCTTTGGAGGAGAAAAACATGGAAACATTAGTGACGTCTCTTTTGGTGGCGCTTTATTCGATATAGAAGCAATGAGAAAAGCACAACAAATACAAGAAGAAACAACAAAAGAAGTAACTAAGCAAACGACAGAATTAGAAAAACATCAAGCTA